GAAAAAGAAGTAGGTGGTATACCTAACTCAAGTGAAGATATAAAACAAGCACACGCCGCAGCTATTGAAATGTATATTCAAAGCCACGTGGGTATAAATACTGAAGGTCAATTTGGTAATTGTTATTTTAATGACTTGCTAAATGACTGGGCTAAGTTTGATATAAACAAAAGAACAAAACACGATGCTTCTATTAGTTCTGGTTTAGCTATTATGGCTAACAACAGGCATTTATATGCGCCAAACGCTAAAATAGAAAAACCAAAACTAAACATAAGTATTGCTAAGTATACAAACACAGGTAATACATCTAAATTAATTAAAGAATAAATATGGCAGAGTCTGTTATAAATAATTATTTTCCAAGCCAAGTCGTAAGCGATGTGGAAAAAATGAGCTATGACTATGGTTTAAAAGTAGCTAAAGCTATTGAAGCTGAATGGTTTCATAATGACAAAGGTTCTTATAGATATAATAATCATAGAAACGAATTTCATAAACTAAGATTATATGCTAGAGGAGAACAATCAACACAAAAATATAAAGATGAATTATCTATTAACGGTGACTTGTCTTATCTTAATTTAGACTGGAAGCCAGTACCTATTATACCTAAGTTTGTTGATATTGTAGTTAACGGTATTGCTGAAAGAACTTACGATATAAAAGCATACTCACAAGATCCTTTTGGTGTTCAAAAACGTACTGAATACATGGAGACTATATTAGGTGACATGGACACAAAAGACTTAAACGCTTTTACAGAACAAGCTTTTGGTATATCAATGAAAGAAAGTGATATGGAAGAACTACCTGGTTCTAAAGAAGAGTTAGAGCTTCACATGCAGCTTAATTATAAACAAGCTGTAGAGATAGCAGAAGAGCAAGCTTTATCTGTTTTGTTTGAAGGTAGTGATTATGAATTAATAAAGAAAAGATTTTATTATGATCTTACTGTTTTAGGAATAGGTGCTGCAAAAACTAGCTTTAATACTTCTGAAGGTGTTGTTATTGATTATGTTGACCCTGCAGATTTAGTTTATTCTTACACACAATCTCCTTATTTTGAAGACTTGTATTATGTTGGAGAAGTTAAAAACATACCTGTTAATGAACTTGCAAAACAATTCCCTCATTTAACAGAAGCTGATCTTGAAGATATATTAAAAAACAAAAGTTCTTACAAAAATAGCTACGGTAGTAGTTATGATATAAACGAATCTGATAATAACAAAGTTCAAGTTTTATACTTTAATTATAAAACATATATGAATCAAGTTTATAAAGTAAAAGAAACTGGTAGTGGTGCAGATAAAGTTTTAGAAAAAGACGATACATTTAATCCACCAGAGAATATGGAAGGTGGGTTTGGTAGACTGCAAAGATCAATAGAGTGTTTGTATGATGGCGCTTTAATATTAGGTACTAACAAGATGTTAAAGTGGGAGATGGCTAAAAACATGGTAAGACCTAAAAGTGATTTTACTAAAGTTAAAATGAACTACGCTATTGTGGCTCCGCGTATGTATAAAGGTAAAATAGAAAGTTTAGTTAGTCGTATAACAGGTTTTGCTGATATGATACAGCTAACTCATTTAAAACTACAACAAGTGTTGTCACGCATGGTTCCAGACGGTGTTTATTTAGATGCTGATGGTTTAGCTGAAATAGATTTAGGTAATGGTACAAACTATAATCCACAAGAAGCTTTAAACATGTTCTTTCAAACAGGATCTGTTATAGGTAGATCAATGACTTCTGAAGGTGATATGAACCCAGGTAAAGTGCCTATACAGGAAATACAATCAGGCTCTGGTGGCCAAAAAATGCAAAGTTTAATTGGTACGTATAATTATTATTTACAAATGATAAGAGATACAACAGGTCTTAATGAAGCTAGAGATGCCGCAACACCTGACCCAAAAGCATTAGTTGGAGTGCAAAAGTTAGCTGCGGCAAATAGTAACACTGCTACAAGACATATATTGCAAGCTGGTTTATACTTAACGTCAGAAGTTGCAGAATGTCTATCGCTTAGAATATCTGATATTATAGAATACTCACCGACTAAAGATGCTTTTATAAATCAAATAGGTAATCATAATGTAGCTACATTAGAAGAAATGTCAAGTCTACACTTGTATGACTTTGGTATATTTTTAGAGCTAACACCAGATGATGAAGAAAAAGCAATGCTTGAGCAAAATATACAAATGGCATTACAACAACAGCTTATAGAGTTAACTGACGCTATTGATCTTAGAGAAATTAAAAATATAAAGCTTGCTAATCAACTATTAAAAATACGTAGAAAAAGAAAGCTAGAAAAAGATCAACAAATGCAACAGCAGAATATACAAGTACAGTCTCAAGCAAATGCTCAAGCACAACAAGTTGCCGCGCAAGCTGAAATGCAAAAAAATCAAGCCAACTCACAAATGCAAGCTCAACTTGAGCAAATGAAAGCTCAGTTAGATGCTCAAAAACAAGCTCAAGAAGTTGAGTATAAAAAAGAACTAATGACTTTAGAGTTTCAAATGAACATGCAGTTAAAAAACTTAGAAGTTCAAGGTCAAAAAAATAGAGAAAAACAAAAAGAAGATCGTAAAGACGAAAGAACAAGAATACAAGCCACTCAACAAAGTGAACTTATAGACCAAAGAAAAAAGGAAAAAGCACCTAAAAACTTTGAGTCTGCAGGTAATGATTCTTTAGGAGGCTTTGACTTAGGCTCTTTTGATCCTAGGTAAAAATTATTAATTATTATTATATTATATTATGGAAGAAAAAGTAGAAAACGTAACTGAAAAAGTTACAAAAGTAAATATGTCTAGTACTGAAGAAAAAGTAGATGACAATATTACAAAAGTAGATTTAAACAAACCAATAGAACCAAAAGAAAAAATAAAAAATGAAACCACAGAAACAACAGAGGTTGCAGAAGATAACACTGACAACGAAAGAGTGGTTAGAGTCGATGCAGACACCGCTACCACAGAAAAACAAGAAGAATTACAACCGGAAGCTGAAACACAAGAAACTCCAGTATTAGAAGAAATTACTGAGGAAGAAGTTCAAGAGAAAACAGAAGAATTAACTGAACAAGTTGAAGAAGCTGTTGCTGAAGCTCAAGAAACTGGACAAGCTATACCTGAAAATTTACAAAAAGTTGTAGATTTTATGGAAGAAACTGGTGGTACACTAGAGGATTACGTAAGACTTAATCAAGATTTTTCAAGTTACGATGACATGACAATTTTGAGGGAGTACTACAGACAAACAAAATCTCACTTAACAGATGATGAAGTTAGTTTTTTAATAGAAGACTCATTCGCATATGACGAAGAAGAAGATGAAGCAAGAGAGATTAAAAAGAAAAAAATAGCGTTAAAAGAGCAAGTTGCCAACGCTAAAAGCCATCTAGACGGGCAAAAGTCTAAATACTATGAAGAAATTAAAGCTGGTTCTAGGTTAACTACCGAACAACAAAAGGCTATAAACTTCTTTAATAGATACAACAAAGAGTCGGAAGAAACTCAAAAAATAGCAAAAAAACAAACTGATAATTTTTTAAATAAAACAAATCAAGTTTTTAACGATAAGTTCAAAGGTTTTGAATATAACATCGGCGAAAAAAGATATAGGTTTAATGTGAAAAATGCTAACGAGGTTAAAAGTAACCAAAGTGATATTAATAATTTTGTCAAGAAGTTCTTGAATGAAAATAATGAAATGTCAGATGCTAAAGGTTATCATAAATCTTTATTTACAGCAATGAACGCTGATGCTATTGCTAATCACTTTTATGAACAAGGTAAAGCTGATGCTATTAAAGATAGTGTTGCTAAGGCTAAAAACGTAAGTATGGATCCTAGGCAATCATTTTCTAACGATAACACAAGCGGTCCTAAAGTAAGAGTGCTTAACGATGACACTTCTCCAACTTTTAAATTTAAAATCAAAAATAAATAATTAATTTAAAAAAACAAAATTATGGCAATTA